AACCATGCTTAATTGCTCTTTTGTAATTTCAGAACGTACAGCCTTATTTATATTTTCATCCTCTGGTATCTCAATAACTGTTTCAATTGGATCAACTGCGTCCTCTAACATACCTTTAATCTCTTCTATAATTTCTTCTTCGTGCCCGTGCCAATCTTTTTTCATTGTCTTCTCTCTATTAACTATTTTACGTGACCAAGAAAATCCTGCGTCTCCGCCCCATGCTAACCACATTATTTTTCCATTAGAAGGACTTTCTGCGTTATCCCAGTCTTTACCTTTTTTATCTACTTCATGACGTGAGAAATAAGAATACATACGCTTAACTGTAGAAAGACTTAATGTTTCTCCACGAGCTAATTGTCCTGCACGAGTCCAGCCTACTGCTGTTCCAGCACCCTTTGCTTTACCCTGCTCTTTTAATTTAATAGCACGACGGGCTGCTGATTGCATTCCTGACGTTGGTTTGTATCCTTCTTTAGACATTCTATTTCTCCTTCACGCTAATTACTTTAACGTTTTTAATTTCATCATCTACACCAAATATATCGTTGGCGTAGTCTAAAGCATCGTCTTGGTCAAAGGCTTCTACTTCTGCTTCTATCTCAAGCTTTACTTTGTAATTTTTCATTTACTTACCGCAAGTTGGGCAAACTCCGCTAGCTGTTGCTGGCTTTGCTGCTCCTCCAGATTTAAACTTTGGGCGACCAAATCCTACAATGGAAACCATTACTCCTGCTTTATTTTTCTTAAATGCACGAAGTTGCTTGCAAGCCTCTCCGCCATTTCTTTGGCTTCCTGACTTCTTTGAAGAAGTATTTCCTTCGATACACCAGACTGTTCCATCTTCGTTATCTTCAATAACAATTCCTACGTGAGAAATTCTATCGACACCGTCTGAGGGGAAATCAAAATAGGCTATGTCTCCTGGCTCTGGATCTGCAATGTCTCCATCAATCCATGCACCAGCCTTCTTAAATGCTGCTGCACCACCTGGAGTATAAACTGTATTAGGAATCTTTACTCCTGCTTCATTTGCACACCAGTTTACAAAAGATCCGCACCAAGGCTGGAAATTAGATTTTGTGTATGCGCCATACTTTGTTTCGTTATCTTTAGGACCTTCAATATATCCTACTTGAGACTTAGCAACTTGAATTAATCTAGCAACGCTACCTTTAGGTGCTTTTGCTGTTTCTGCTGGTACTGGAAAATCTTGCGACATTATTCATCACCTTTACTTTTACCAGCAAAATATCCGCCGATAATTCCTATAAGTCCTACAAGTGCATTTTGCACTAGGGCAATTGCGTCTTCATTGGTTCCATATTTTTCACCTGAAGTAAACTGTTGTGCAAGCATTGAAGCGTATTCACCAAGAACTACTAAGCCAATGAAGCCAAGTATTCCGAGGGTGATAACCCACATTAACTTATCTTTCATCTTCATTAGTCTTTATCCCAATCTGCATCAACTGGTTGTTCTGCTGGCATTGCGCCATCTGGCTTTGCTGCTAAACGTGCTGCAGTTGCATCAATTTCTGCTTCAAGCTTCTTATCAGCCTGTGTATTCTTTGCATCCATCTCTTTGTTATCGAGCTGTGCCTTCATAATATCTTTTGCACCACTTTGTCCAATTAATAGACCAGCAAGTGTTCCTGTAATAAATGTTGCAACGCTTCCAAGAACATTAAAGAACATCTTATCGTTCTCTGACTGTCCGCCAATTGGTTGTGTTACAAACAATAGTCCGTATAAAATTCCTACCGCAGTAAGAAATAAAATGGAACCAAGCGTGATTCCTAAAATAAATTTTAATCTAGCATCTAGATCTTGTGGACTTAGTCTCTCTTTAGCCATTTGTAGTACCTGTTTCAGTAGTAGTAGTTGATACTTTACCAATTACATCCTTAGTGCATGTGCCAGTTGCTTCACAAATTGGAGGGTTGCATTCAGCCTTTTCCCAATTTGCTGGATCTTGGCATGGGTATCTATATGAACCCTGATAGCCACAACTAGTTAATGATAGCACTAGTAGACCTGATAAAGCAATAGCAGTTATTTTTTTCATAACTCTATTATACCTTATTCCTCGTCTTTTCTTAGGGGTATGGTAATTAGCCATATTACAGTAACTATTACTGTTGCTAGGCCCACTACATCCTGTGCCGTCCCAGTAAGGGTCAACCAGGCTATGAAGAATCCAAGGAGGGTCCATAGCTGGGCTATGCTTTCCTTTACTGCTTCCCATATCCAATTAAAGAAACCTTTAATTATTTTCATTATATCCTCCTTGTCATGGCTGCTGCCACAATATTTCCTGCAATAATTACTGGTACCACAACCTCTTGTGCTTTTTCTCTTTGGTCATCCGTCATATCCTTACCCCATTCTGATGGGCTAAGTAATTTTTCAAAATCAATATCTGCAATAGCTCCGATTGGGTCTGATAAAAATGCTTCTGTGGCAACCTCTGTTGTTGCATCTGCTAACGTATATGGCATTGGAGCACTAGCATTCTCTTTAATTCTATCACCAAATTCTTGTAAGGCTGTTGCTAAATTTTTATCGGTGGCGGCTAATGCTGCCACCTTTGCTATTTCTGACGCTCTAATTCCAAGGCCTTCTGCAACCGCCGCTTTCTGTTCTGGAGTTAATTTAGTTAATGTATCTTTACTTGTTAAATCTGCAATTAGGTTTGCTGTCTCTTCTGTGATAGTATTAGTAGATGGTTTTTCAGAAGGTTCAGCAGGAGTTGGCTCTGGTTCAGGAGTTGGCTCTTGATCTATATCCGATGGCTGAGGTGAAGGCTCTGATGAAGGCTCATCAGTGGGCTCTGTCTCAGGGGTTGGATCTGGTGTCGGTTCATCTGTGGTTTCAGAATCTGGAGTTGGAGTGGGATCGTCTGGTTCAGTTTGGTCAGGCGATGGCTCAGGAGAAGGTTCAGGCGTAGGATCAGTTGTTGAATCTGGAGTTGGTTGTGGTTGATTTGCCATAGCAGCAGCTATTGCTGCAGCAACTCTTTGTTGCTCTTCAAACTGCCAAGTTTCATTATATAATTCCCATGCATCATCTATTGCATTATTTAAATCAATAATAGATTGATCGTAAGCTGACTGTGTATTATTTTTAGCAGTCAAAGCATTTGCTGTAGTTGTTACAGCAGTATTATATGTAGTAGTCTTAGTTGTCAGCGTTTGATTATATGTTGTTAATGTAGAATTTGCAGTATTGTATGCAGAAAGTTTTGTATTATATGTAGCAAGTTTAGTATTGTAATCTGTCTGAGCCGCCGCCTTTGCAGTTACTGCTGCATTATATGCATCAATTTGTGCCTGTGTTGCACCAGGACCAGAAGAAAATGTATTAAGATTACAACTAAAATCTTCCCCCCATACTCTTGGATTTCCAGCATAGTCACAACCTGCACCAGTCATTCCGCCAGGAATTGTCCAGCCAAGATGATAAGATCCTGGACCTCCTCCGTTATACCACCATATTTCTACATCAAAAGTTTTATCTTGAGTTACATCATATGTTGGGGACCATTGGCTCCATGTTGATCCTTGTTCACGCCAATTGTTAACAGCAAGATCTCCATCAATATACATTTTGAAACCATCATCTGTATATCCTGCAAATGCTACTGTTGTAAACCATGAAGGAACAGTAATCTTTCCAGTAAACTTAACTACTATATTTTCATATCTATTACCACAAACTGGTAGATTCATATAATTCGAGTCCCAGGTGCCAGAGCAAATTACGGAATCTGGTACTGCATAACTAGGCCAAATTCTTGCTAAATTATATACAGTATATTGCAGACCGTCACCGCCAGCATTATCAATTACTGATTGTGCTGATTGAAGATTACTATTTGCAGTGGCCAAGTTTAACGCTGATATGTCAAGGGCATCCTTAGCAGAATCTCTTTGATTTAATGCTGTAGCAACTGTAGCAGTTTGTTCATCTACTGCTGATTGAGCTGTATTCTTTTCTTGTAATGCTGTTGCTTCTGCTGCTACCGCCGCATTATATGCATCATAGGCATCATCTCTAGCCTCTTTTGCGGCTACTGCATCATCATATTTATCTTCTGCTATATCTATTAAGGCTTGAGTTTCAGCCTCTTCTGTTAGGTTGCCAACCTTTTCATTAAGCTCTTGTATTTCTTGAGCGGCTAAACTTAGTGGATCATCACTGTAAGCAGGTGTAAGGAATAGCCAACCAAACCCTAAAATGGCTGTTAATGTTAATCTCCATAGTTTAGTCCTAGTCAACTAATAACTCCTTGTTATAACTTTTATAACAAGTTAATTATATCATTGAACTACTTAGCGTTATCTGTTTTGTAAAAGCCAGAACCTTTAAACTGAATACCAAACGTACCGAACTGTTTAACCATTGCAGCACCGCATTTATCACAGAGTTCTGTCATTGTTGATTCACTGATTGGTTTGTTAATTTCTTTAGTGTGTTCACATATAACACACTTATAATCATAGTTTGGCACATCTCTCCTAAATGTTAAGGAGCAGTTTAGCCACAGTGCTCAGGTGGATCCTGCGGGTAGCGGCCCGCATATAATCTGCGACTCCCCAGTGACGGGGTGCAGACTACCATTATATCTTATTTGATTTTAATTGTCTTTGGCTTTTTATCTTCAGGGACAATGCGATCAATATTAATATGAAGCATACCGTCCTTTAGAGATGCACTAGAGACTTCCATATATTCTCCAAGAGCAAATGAGCGTGTGAATTTACGTGCAGCAATTCCTTTATGCAGAACCTCTGCGTCTGTAACTTCTGTAATTTCTCCAGATACCACAAGGGTTCCGTTGTCTACTGAGAGATCAATGTCTTCCTTTGTGAATCCTGCTACTGCGAGAGACACTCTATATGTGTCATCGTCTAGCTTTAATACATCGTATGGTGGATATGATTGGCGTGATGCAGCGTTGTGCACGTTAGCCATTCTTTCAATCTCACGATTAAAGCCAATAAAAAAAGGATCCTTGAAAAGATCCCATGTATATGTTGTTACCATTTTATTCCTCCTTCAAGCGAATAAGTTAATTTATAGGCCCCTATTGGCGACCTAATAATATTATAGCATAATTTTTAATCGTTTGGGATTTCTCTGATATCCATTTCTATCAGTCCCATTTCTTTTGCTATCTTGTGTCCTTCTGGACTAAGATGTAGTGTTGCTTCAAGATTTTCATCGTATTCAACCTCCATCAAACCTTCTTCATATAACTTCATCATAGCAGAGTCAACATATTCAATATGGGCTTGCCATAATTCTGGCGCTAGTTCCTTTGCATTTTCACTAATTGAAAATATCATTTCTCCACTCTCGTCAACGCCTTCTAAGGAAATGGCGCCTATTTCTAAATAGTATGACATTTTCATATCGTCCTCTTCTTCATCCATAAAATCTCCTTTGTGCAACAGGTAGGACTTGAACCTACGATAGCCGAATTATGAGTTCGGGGCCTTAACCAACTTGGCTACTGTTGCCAAGTATCTATTGTAACGTGCCATCTTCATTTTTGTCAATGGTTTCTTCAACTACTTGCTGTACATATTCAGAAAAATGTTTTCTAATATTACCCATTGGTCTAGTCCCCAAGGACTTCCATATTCTTTTATACTCTACAATATTTGCAAACGTGGTGGGGCAGACCTGTATACCATTATACTCTTTTAATACTGTTGGTAGCGGTACGTGTTTTCCACAACATTTACATTCTTTAGCTTTTTCTTGGTATATACTCATACTATTTCCATTCCGTCTAATACATCAGATAAATCTTTCGGCATTCTTGGTGCCCTGATCATGTTTGTTACTATGGTGTCATCCTCATTTTCTCTATCCCACTTTAGAGAACTATAAGTATGTATATCTATTTCTTCATTGTTTTGTGGCCTACTTCTACTAATAGCATTATAAATAGATCCACAAACTGCGTCCGCCAAGTCTTTTGACCCCTTTCTTGGGTGGTCAACTCTGTCTCTCATAATTTTTAACTGCAATAATTCATCGATAAGAAGTTTTATTGCTGGCCCAGTTAGTCTATCTTCCGCAACAACCATCGCCATATCATCGTAATGCTTTTTTGCAACAGATAATGTTTCAGTATTAATTCCGTACTGCTTTAGCTGTTGCATCATATCGTGTGAGTTCCAGCGGTCAAATGTGCATACACGAATTTTAAATCCCTTAGTTCTAAGAGACAAAATATAATCTTTGACTTCTGTAAAATCAACAGATTTATCTGCGGTTGGTGTCCAGTATCTAACTGCATCAACTTCTACAATTGGTGCTGGCTGAGAGTAGGTATCAGTTACTTTTACATTTACCCATTTCTGCACATGTGCCATAGCAACTGCACAATGGTCATGCTTTTGTGCAAGGTCTACGTGCAAGAAATATTCTTTATCTGGGTCTGGAGCAAACCAATCTTCAAACCTTCCAAACTCATCTACTGCAAGCGCCATATTGTTAAAAGATTTTTCTATCTTTTCTCTAGACTTAAAGAAAGCATCAATCGCTTCGGCTGGCATGCATGCGAATCTACCTAAAGCATCTGGTGCATTTTTATAGAACGCTACCTTAAAATCGTCTATGCTTCTTGTAGGGTTAATCTCCCATGTTGGTCTTTTAAGGGCATACATTCTTGGATACTTATAGGACAAGATATGATCTTCTTCCCATTCAATATCAAACTCGTTGCCGTCGGTTCCGTCTGGCAAGTCTGTATCTAGCTTAAAATGATGCGACCTAATAACAGTTTCTTTTTCAGCAATAACGTCATCATATCTTTGCTGAATATAATCATTTTTGTATCTAGGGAATGAAAGAAGAATTACTTTGCCATAGTCTGGGAAACGAGAATCAACTGATGCCCTATACATCTCATAAATAGCGCTACCAGTCTTTGCCTGCTCATGCCCCGTTGTGTTCTCAATACTAAAGCCAGAAATTTCGTCTAGGATAACAACAATTACGTTATACCCTTCCCAAGCCTCACGCTCTGAGTGACCTGAATGAACTGTAATATTCTTATTAAATTTAATTTCAGAAGCTTTTTCTGAATACTTTCCTACAAACCATGGAGACTTGTCTATTCTTGTTCTAAATCCTTTAAAAAAAACGTTGCTTGCCTGCTGTGCGTTAATAGCAATATTGATGATATCAATAGAATCCCCAGGAGGCTTACCGTAATAGTGTGCTGGATCTTTTAAACATAATAGTAAATAAACTATATAGGCAACAGAAATAGTTGAGCAATAATCTTTTCCAGACCCCTTGCCCAGTTGAGCAACAACCTCGTTAGCAGTCTGTTTATATGTTCTCTTGCCTTCTTCTTCGCCAAATAGTTTTATTAAGGTTGATTCTTTATAAACCTGAGAAGACTTTTCAATTAATGTATATTGATATTCTGAAAGTGGTGGCAGTCCAAGAAACTCTGGACTAGTTACAAATGTGCGTAGATCTACTGGACGCTCATCAAACTCTTCGCCATCTAAGATATCAATAAGATCATTAAAATTAAGATCCACTAACTTCCTCGATTATCTCAACTGATTCAACTATCCCAGTTATTTGGGATAAACGCTTTGCAACATCCATCTTACATTTTGGACAGGTTGCAGTTACTTCTTTTAAAATCTTAACCAGTATGTCTTGCTTACGCTCTGTCTCCGCCAGCTGTGTTGCAAGCTCTGCGTTATCTAGAAGACCAACTTCTTGAAGCATGCCAATGCGTTTTCCTTCAATGTCTGCAATTAATTTTAATGCTCCTGATTTAACGCTAAGCTGACCAGCCTGATCTGCATCTTCTACAGTTTTCCAGGCTTCTTTAATAAGCATTGCATAGTGTTGGTCTGCCCCTACAATAGCCTCTTTAGCCCGTTCTCTGGCGGCTGTGTCGTTGTGTACGACTGTCTTCCACTCACCTATTAGCTCAACTACTTCAGCACGTTTAAAGCCTGTTAGAGTGGCAATTTGGGTTGGATTATTTCCTTTAAGCAGTTCTTCAACTACCTTATTCATACGATCATAATGATCTGCTAGTTCGATTTCCATATACTAGTATTATACTTCTAGTCGACTGAAATAGCAACCTGAGATTTAGCTATTTTATATAAAATCAAATAGCCAATTAGGTCATCGATATCATTATCTCCTGCATATCCCTGATTATTTTTAACTCTGTTTAATTTATCATCGATTCTTACCTTGAGTTGCTCTACTGAATCCGCCGTCGAAAATATTCTGGCTGGCTCTAAGGCTGAGTTTCCATACGATATGTTCTTTTCAATAAGCATGTGAGCAATTTCATGACAGGTGGACCAAATCTTGTTCCCTGCAGGAGCACCTACAGATTTTAAATATAGGTCGCTACAATTAAATGTTGTTACATCCTCAAACACTGGCTTCAACATATTATCTCCTTGGTCTTAAAGTTGCTAAAAAATGATCGTCTATATTATTATTTGGATCCGCCTCATACTTAATTGTCTCTATTGTATAATATTTTTCTACTATTGACAATACCTCTGTCTCAGTATCATCCATCCATGTTCTACTATGTAAAACTAATTTACCTGTGTTTAATTCAGATAAATACTTATTTAATTCATCATCATGAATATGTTGAAATACTAAGCTTGCAAGAACCATATCAAACGGAATCCCCTTAATCTTTTCCCAATTAGATGTATATATGATGTTAGTTTTTTTATTTTCCTCTGGAACTAAATCTATCATATTGGGCAGATCAAAAGCTATTACGTTAGAATAGGTTTTAGACAACTCTATTGAATTTCTTCCTATGCCGCAACCAAAATCTAAAGCATATTGATTATTATGCTCCACACCTTTTGCCAAGTCTATTACGTTTTCGTAGGCCTGCATGTCTTTAAATTCTCCGCTATACCCAGTTAAAATAGCATCGCCAGCATCTTTAGCGCTTAAGCTCTCCCAAAAACTTTTCATTTTCTAATCAACCCAAACTTTTCTAAATACCTCTGTATGGTCATAGCAGAGACTTTGCATTCTGCAGCAATTTCTGTAACTGTTTTCTTTTGAACTACATACCTACGGTATAGCCAAGTTTGGCTTTGATATAATTTCATCGCTCTGTCAACACCTTATTTGCATAATGGGCTATACCAAAAGAGTCAGCCACGTCAAAATCTTTTAAAAATAAATTATACTTATTATTAAAATAATCTACTGTTCTTTGTTTACGCATATTACGCAATTGTGTTTTATACCACGAATCTGCATAACCTGGACTTTTTACTCTTATTGCCTGCTTTTCATCTTTCGTTGGGTTCTTATTTCCGATATATGCCTGCCAAGAACTAGGGGATATAGTAATAACGGAAGCGCCAGTAGACATAAGCTCAGCAATAACAACACCATAGACATACGACAATTTTATCACAGCATCTGGCGATCTGACAAGTATTGCTCCCTCTACGGCAATATAATCAGCCTTTAATTCATCAAGCATTACATGCATTTTCTTTTTAGCATCATATATTTTTTCGTATATATCTGCTCCAACAAACTCAATCTTGCCCCACTTTAAAGGCTTATCGTTTTCCATCAAGCAAAAGGCTACGGAATTTGTAGACGCATCTATGCCCAATACACGGTTGGCTTTAGTCTTAACTAGTTCAGCTAATTTCATCTAGCATACCTTTTATCTTAGATCTTTTAGTTATATCTATTTTCTTTTGACATGAGGCGCATAGGGTTGTTTCATTATATCTACTCAGTTGAGCATTACATTTTTTGCATCCACGAGCAGCACCATTTCGAATAGCTTTCTTTTCATAATACTTTTCCATGATTCTGCGATTTGTCGCAACTCTGCAACACTCATCAGTACAATATTTTTGATTGTGCGTCTTTGGCTCAAAGTCTTTGGCGCATTCTTTATTTGCACAAATCATAGCTTAGGGACCTTATATGATTCTATTTGAACTGTTCCTATAAGACCTGCATAACATTCTTTTTTAATTGGGCAATACGTACATGGCATCTTAGATTTTGATGCTCCTTGTGGGCGCATTGGAAGATCTCCATCTTTAAAGTTATCCCAAACTTCGCACATCCAAACAAATAGATCTTCAATTATTTCTGTATTTTTTTCATTCATTGAGATTGGAATAACAATAAGCTCTTGAGTATTCTTATTCTCATACAGGAAAAATCCTTCTTTAGCATTCTTTAGCTTCATATATGTAAGTAATTGAAGCATATGGTTTGGTGTAGGCTTCATCTCTGCCTGCCTTGCATCCCAGACTTCCTGCTTAGCCGTCTTGATTTCTCCAATAACCGTCTCGTTATCGTATTCCATAATCAAGTCTATGAAACCTCTAATCGGAGGATACTCGTTTATAATTTCTTCTTCTTCTATTCTAAACTCTGGCATAGTGGCAATTAACTTCTGAAGTCTCTCGTGTGCCTGCGTTCCTTGTGCCATATTAGCAACAGCAACAGCATCGTTATCATCAATAAACATTGCTCCACTAAATGCCATATACCAATATCTTGGGCATGTGCCATGGCCGTATCCGAGGGAGCTTGGACTAAATGACTTCTTTGTCATCTCTCCGTCTGCACGTTTTGTATTACGATAGGATTCATCAAGCAACTGTGCAAACTTTTCTGGATCGAAGTGTTTGCCAGTATGCTTTTTAAATTTAAGATTCTTTACTATGTCTCTAGCCATTATTTAATATCCTTCCAGAAAGCCGCCAATAAAAAAATAACGGGACCAAATATAACTAATGCTTGTATCCAACTCATGAGTTATACCTAACGACATACTTGAGTGCATCTACAAGTTTGTCTATGGACTCCTTTGCTGAATAGTAGATATTCTTTTTATTATTGTTTGTTGTACCAGCTTTATCTTTAGCTATAGTAGAATAATAAGAAGCCATCATGGAAAATTTTGTAGACATAGCCTGAAGCTCAATAATTAAATACGGGGCCTTTGCTGAAGGCACGTCTGGATTCATAAGAAGCTTTACAACAATTGATAAGGCTCTGTCTAATTGCTCATCTGCCATATACTCATGAAGATCATTGAACTCCGTAATTGAACTGATTAGTTCAAGGGTGTTCTTATCGTCCGCCATTCTTAATCCTCTTATCTATTTTATCTATGAATAAGCCTAAGCCATATCCAACTACAAAACCTATCATCAAGCCCACCATAAACATTGTCATTAGATAAACCTCTGAACTATTCCATACCCAATCCATAAACCAACAATACCCATTAGTCCAGCAAATACTGGTGGTGCTGGAATTGGAAGTTTAAAGACACTAAAGATACCGCCGACTGCAATACCAGTTAAAGTTGTATATAAAATTTCTTTCATTTCTTTACCTTTTTATGATTTGGTGTATATGGACCAACTATCGATCTAATTGTTCCGTCCTTACGAATCTTTACAATCATACCATTTTTAATAATAGTATCGTTAAACCTACGCTTGTTGGCCATTGTTGTCCTCCCAAAACTGGATCAGCTCTTCTAAAACTGCCCACTCAATAATTCCAAGACGAACCTTGGAATCTGTTCCAATAATAATTTTTAGTGCTGGGTGCATATCTCTACTAACTTTAAAGGTGTCTGTGCATATCTTAGACCATACGGGCTTGTTTAACGCAAATGAAGCAGAAGCTTCTTTATAATCTACAAGAAACTGCTTCCATTTAGCATCACCCTTTTGATAATCACCACGTCCAGAATTTTTTTGAGCCTTAGCGCCATCACGCTTTACTTCAGATCTTTCTGACATTAGCCCACCACATAAGAATTTTTATGTCCATCTGGACAATCCCAAGATATGGTACGCTCTGATGCATTCCAAAAATATTCTTCAGAATCTTTATCACATTTACCACAAGGCTTTCTGCCACCCATTCTTTCTAATTCTGGAGACATAACCTTTTCTGGTTTAGATATAAATTCATTAAGATCTGGCACGAATATCCTCCTGTAGCTTTTCAACTACATCTGGGTTATCACGAAGGTACTGCACTGCCTTTGCTCTACCCTGGAATCTTTCACCATTGACGGTGTACCAAGCGCCACCTTTTTCCACGACTCCGCACATTTCTGCAACATCTAATGTCTCTCCAATCAGATCTATACCAAGAACATCCCCTTGGTAGTAGAAGTCGTACTGTCCCGATAAATTAGGGGGGCCGACTTTGTTGTAATCAATAATCCAATTAACTGGTCTTCCGACTCTTTGTTCAATAATCTTGTCGCCAACTTTAACGCCAGCCTTAATAGCATTTGCTTCAGCCTCAGACGACCAAAGTTTAATGACGGTTGAAGAAAAGAACTTGACTGCCATGCCACCTGTGGGGATGTGACTAGCATGCATAGATCCAAATTGGTTTCGTTGTTGTGAGATGAGAACAAGTAGTGTGTTTTTGTTTGCATAGTTTAACATCTTGACTGCGTGGGTCATATCCTTTGCTTCAGCGCCGATTTGCTTTGTATCCTGCAAATCTTTCATTTCATTTCCATCTTTTTCAAAGTAGATGGCTGGGAGCAATGCTGAAATAGAGTCAACTACAATTAAATCAACTCCTGCATCCATAAGCTTTGTAGCAACATCTACCATATCATTTACTGTTTTTGCTGGTGAATAGATAAGCTTTTCTGAATCTACACCTAGTAATTCTGCCCATGCTGGATCATAAGAATGCTCTGCATCAATCCAGGCACAAGTCTTACCTTCTTTTTGAGCCAATGCTATCATCTGTAGACAAAAGGAAGATTTACCAGCAGACTTATTTCCCCATACAAGAATTTGTCTTCCATAGGCAAGCCCGCCTCTTAGCGCTAAGTTTAATCCAATACTAGGAGTTGACTGCTTGTCTACATTAACGCTGACAGCAGACTGAACTCTTGCTCTGGTTTTTGGATCTAATTTAGCTAATATATCATCTAATACAATTTCCATTATTATTCTTTCTTCTCTCTACTCATTATAGCATTAAAATAAATTACCGTGAAGTCTTGGACGCTCTTTATTTTTATTAATCTTTGCTTCCAGTACATCATCTAGGCTGTGCAAAATTTGTTCTTCATTTCTCATTGCAGCGTAAACATCTAATAGTCTGATAATAACATCAGCCATTTCTTCTACAATTTGCTCACTACCCTTAGTCTTTCTAATTGCTTCTAGTACTTCAGTAACTTCTGAATGTACAAGCGCAAGTTTGTTTCCAATCTTGTCATGAGAATATTCTCCATCCCAGAACCCCTTTTCTTTTGCTGTTTCATGAAGCATTGCCGCCAATGCGTCTAGTCCGTATTCTGTTAATATATCACTCTGTGTCATTTTTCTCTCTTAAACTAAATGTAAATGATGGGCCTTCCTCATCATAATCAATTACTAATTCCTTTTCTGACGTTCCAGCATCTAAAAATCTTAACGTTGGAACTGTAAGCTTTTTATACTCCTCTAGTACTGCTACCAAAACTTGATTAATGCTTATTGAAGTAACCAAGCCCTCGATATCTTGTGTCATTTTATTTCCTTAATCATCAGGGTTCCGTCATCAAGTTTGGATAGTATTACCTGACATTTCATTCCCTCACGCATTTTTGCTAAGGCAATCTTATACATACTAGAGAAAACAATAGCTCTAGTTAAATTTTTATCTCTATCAGATAGGACTATGTGAGCCATAGTCTTTCCTGCCTTTGTCTTATAAGGTGTAAAGTTTACCACAGTATACTCGTTGTCGGCAAGGTCGTATTCTTTGCGATATAAATAGTCTACAAATATATCTGTGGATTTTGGATCTATATCACTAACCTTAATATACTTTGCAATACGATTATCTCCTACAAGAATAAAGTACATTTGATTTGTTTCTATAGGGGTCTGCTCATTATGAAATAGACCAATTGAACCAGTCTCATCTACCAACTCCACTCTAGCCCACCCGTTTCCACGCTTGATTGATTTAACCATACCAAACATTACGAATGAACCTAGATCGTCAAACTCTGATATTGGTCTTGCTTGTGCTTTAATTCTTGGTGGCAGATCTAAACTAAATGTAGGAATTCCTAAGAATTCGTAGTAGTTTTCTTTTTCAGTTCCCTGCCGTGCATTATCGTCAAAAGCAGCACCGCCAATGGCGTTGAGAGCACTAACAGCCCTGCTGTTAATACCGCTACCTTTTTTAGACGACTTTTCAATAAAGTCTTTGTAGCTTTCATATGGCCTCTTCTCTATTATTTTATTTGCAATGCTATCTGAAATAAATTTAACTTCTGCCAACCCAAATCTAATAGCCTCCTTCTGCAATGAGAAATAAACATCAGACTCGTTGATATGCGGAAGCAATACCTTAAGACCAAGTCTCTTAGCTTCAATTAGATATTCTGTTCTCGCATCCTTGTCATTTTCATTTTTAAGAATTGAAAACATAAACTCTAATGGATAATAAGTTTTTAACCATGCTGTTTGATATGAGAGCATAGAGTAGGCAACAGCGTGAGAACGGTTAAAAGAATACCCAGCATGTGCTTCAAAGTCGTGCCACAGGTGCTGAGCCTGCTTCTTACTAATATGCTTTTCTGCACCCTCAATAAACTTATCCTTAAATTGATCAAACTCGGTTGCATCTTTCTTCTTACCGATAATCTTTCTAACCTTGTCGGCCTCTGACCAAGTCATTCCGCCCAAGTGTACGCATGCCTGCATAACCTGCTCTTGATAAATAATCACACCATAAGTATTTTCTGTAAAAGGCTTCATGATTGGGTGAACATATTCAACTGCTTCCTCGCCATGCTTTCTTTTAATATAAGACGCCCCTACAGTATTCATTGCGCCTGGACGAACCAATGCGTTAGATGCTGCAAGATCTTCAAACTTATCTACACCCATCTTAATAAGAAGGTTGGTATACGGAGTTGCTTCAGCTTGGAACACACCCTTTGTATACCCTTCGCTCAGAGTTTTGTATACTGCCTTATCGTCTAAAGAAATTTCTGATAAATTAATATCTTTACCTGTTCTATCTTTAATAGACTTTAAGGTATCGGAAATAACAGATAGTGTTTTTAGGCCAAGAGCATCGAGCTTAATTAGACCAATGTCTGCAACAGTATCCATGTCATAAGCAACTACTGGGATACGACCAGAAACTTTATCTTGGGCATCTTCACGAGACTCAACTGGCGCATACTTTCTAATATCATCCTTAGCAACAACAACTCCTGCTGCGTGAACCCCTACGCTTCGGATCTTTCCACGTAGTCTTTCTGCAAGCCAAACAACTTCTGGGTATTTAATTCTAAACTCTTTAGTATTTGGAGACTCAATAAAGTCTTCAAAGGTATCAATAGATTTCATTGCACGATTAACATCTGAAAGTGGAACCATAAATACACGAGCAGCATCACGAACAACTCCTTTATCTTTAAAGTAAGTGTATGTGGAGATAGATGCAACGTGCTTAAACTTTTTCTTTAGATAATCTTTAACTTCTTTACGACGGCGGTCTTCAAAGTCTGTATCAATATCTGGAAAGTCATTACGTTCTGGATTAATAAAGCGGAAAAACAGTAAGTCATATTCAATTGGATCAACATCTGTAATACCTAATGAATAACAAACTAAAGATCCAGCGGCAGAACCACGACCTGGTCCAACCATAATATTATTATCCTTTGCCCAGTTAACCATATCCGCTACAACCAAGAAATAAGAAGCAAATGCCTTATCCTTAATAACGGATAGCTCTTCTTCAAGTCTGTCCAAGTAGACCTTATCCTTGTCCAGATCTAGCCTCTTAAGGCCTTCTAAGGCCATCTGAGCCAGTTTCTGGTCAGCATTGGTCTTAGGGACAGGGAGTAGGTCTAGACCCCTGTTAAAATCGTATTCTCCAATTTTAGAGGCTATATCCATAGTATTATCAAATATGTCTGTTCGATTAATCCCTGATTTTTTGAAGTCTGCCTCTATCTCATCTCTAGTCTGAATGAATAGATTGTAATCTACGAATGATATCTTTCTATCTGGATAAAGATAGTTAAATCTATCTAACATATCTTTCATCTGACGAGACATTTCAAAGTCTGCTTCTTTATCTGACTTAGGAGATGTAGATAATATGAGCATTGCTTCTTCTAGAATGCGGTCTTCTTCTTTAGCAAAGTGGGCATCTCCTGTTGCCACCGCTTTAATTTTAAGTTCATCTGCTAGGCTTAATAGCCCCTCGTTTATTTCTTTCGGATTGTGAGATTGAACCTCAATATAAAAATCATCACCGAAAGTTTTCTTAAAATCTTTGAGAATAAGTTTAGCTTCAGAGAACTCATTCTTCTCGATGCACTTAGAGATAAGCCCATTGAGGCATCCAGAAAGGACAATAATACCTTCAGCATATTCTTTTAATACCTCTCTGTCGATTCTTGGCTTATGGTAGAAGCCTTCATTCCAAGCAAGTTCCTGTAGTGTGTTTATGTTCTCTAAGCCTTTTTTATTTTTAGCCAGAAGAATAATATGATTATAAGCCTGAATAGACTTATCTGTTTTAGAGGAGCGATCAAATCTATCTGTTGGTGAGATGTACGCTTCTACTCCCAGGATTGGCTTTATGCCTTGCTCCTGACATGCTATCTGCATTTCACGATGAGAGGACAATGTACCGTGATCTGTTATTGCTAATGCTGTTTGACCAGCATCTTTTGCTGCCTTTACAAGTTCGGCAGGAGAGTTAAGACCATCCATCAATGAATAATATGAATGCACATGTAAGTGTGTGAATGACATTAACTCTCCGCCTTTAACTTTGTATTACCAGTCTACGCTGCTTGATGTAGCAGAAGACTCTTCGTTACCACCATTTTCTCCCATATAGAAAGCTTCTTGCTCTGCATATGGAACGTGACGAACTGCTGTCTTTTCAAGATCAAACAATTCAAGGCTTGCAAAATCGAATGGTGTTTCATCCTTAGCAAGCGGAATGATTGTGTAACTGGTATCTGTTTTGGTTCCGTTACGCTTAATGCGCCACATTAGGTTAGTAATGCTTCCCATTTCGCCAGCGTATTCAATCAAGGTAGGTGTGATTGTCTTACCACTGGTTCCCTGAGATAGAATTGCAACATACGGCTCTTCTTTACCGTCGTCAACCAATACATTGATGTATAAGCGTGTTCTGGCCTTCCAGCCAGCCTTTGGATCCTTGCGATGCTGTTCATTTGCCCAATCACGGCCTTCAGACTCCATTGTATCTAGAGCCTTGCGACGGTAATCCTTTGGGTTTGTGTGCTCTAGTGCGATAAAACCGCAACCAAGCTTGTCGTTATAATTTGGTGAATCTGGATCTAGTTCCTGGAGGAATCTAATCTTTACGCTTTCGCCGTCTTCAACCTTAAGCCAGCGGGCCTTGTTGTCATCGCCACCACTGTAGGTAGGCTTATCTAACGCTTTGTTTAGGTCTTTTAGACCCTTTACTATACTCATTTATTCTCCTTTATAGTTGATGGTATATATCCATCTGTATTTGTCATTATATCATGAATCCCAGGATCTGTATTCTATATCGGATACAGCATTTTTAATACAAGCTTTTATTTCCTCATCAGTCATATCGCCTGCATCTTTTGCATCATGTGGATATATCTTACCATATTCGTAAGAAGCCCACAAGAGGTCCTTGAACTTTAATTTATTGACTATGCTTCGACCTAATTCTCTGCCAGCCAAATCTGCGTCTGTCATTACTGTTATCTTATTAAAATGTCTATTTAATAAGTTGTGCTGTTCTGTTGATAAAAATCCGCCTAGCGTAGCAACAACATTTGGAAAGCCTGCCTGATGCACACGTATTGCATCAAAGTTAGACTCAACAACTATAACGTGGTCACCAATTTTTTTAGCACGGTGAATATTAAATAAAGTTTTACTCTTAGGAAGATTGGTACTATTCTTAAAAGACTTACCCTCAATAGATCTGCCAACTAATCCAATTGGAGTTCCGTCTGGACTATGCACTGGGGTAATAACCATATTCATAGATGCTGAGTATCCAAGACAGAAATGATCGATAGACTCTTGATTGATTCCTCTTGAAGCAAGATAGTCTACGGCTTCCTTAGACATTCCTGAATGCAATCTATCCAGTGTCTCTTGAGAAAATTCTTCGAACACAGGCTTTTCTTCCATAGCCTCTGAAAGTAATTCGTCAAAGTTTTCTAGAGCTTCTGCCTCTTTAGAAGATATAAAACGCATAGCCTCATACTCATTCTTATTCATTACACGCTTGACTAGTTCTTGTAGAGTGCCAGCCTCACCACATGAAGGATTAAAGCAAATGAATGCACCTTTTTCACGGCTTACGCTAAATGAAGATGTGTGTCTATTAGAATGAAATGGACAGTAGCATAGGAAATCATTACCAGTTTCGCCAACAATATTCAGTCCTATAGATTTTAAGACTGACTTGATATGCGCTGGCGTGTATTGCGTGGTATCAACTTCCCTTGTGTTATACCCTCTAATTGCCATGCTTTCTTCTTTCCCACATATACACCATGGATGCTCATTAAGAACTTCCAAGTCTCGCCTGTGAATTCTACCGAAAA